ACGATGACTACGCACTTCGTTGGGCTGCTTTGAATGGACACCTTGAAACCGTAAAGTACTTGGTCAAAGATTGTGGAGCCGATGTTCATGCCCGTGATGACGAAGCACTTCAAACGGCTGCTCGCAATGGACACATTGAAGTTGTAAAGAACTTGGTCACCAAAGGAGCTGATGTTCATGCAAAAGATTACTACGCACTTCGTTGGGCTGCTCGCGATGGACACCTTGAAGTCGTAAAGTACTTGGTCGAAGATTGTGGAGCCGATGTTCATGCAAAAGATGACTATGCAGTTCGTTTCGCTGTTGAAAATGGACACCTTGAAATGGTAAAGTACTTGGTCTCAAAGGGAGCCGATGTTCATGTTTGGGATGACGAAGCACTTCGTTGGGCTGCTCAAAATGGACACCTCGAAGTAGTAAAGTACTTGGTCAAAGAATGTGGAGCCGATATTCATGTTTGGGATGACTATGCACTTCGTTTCGCTGCTGAAAATGGACACCTTGAAATGGTAAAGTATTTGGTCGAAGAATGTGGAGCCGATATTCATGCCCGTGATGACTATGCACTTCGTTGGGCTGCTGAAAATGGACACCTTGATGTTGTAAAGTACTTGGTCGAAGACTGCGATGCAGATGTTCATGCAAAAGATGACTATGTACTTCGTTCGGCTGCTCAAGAAGGACACATTGAAGTTGTAAAGTTTCTCGTTGATAAAGGAGCTAATGTTCATGTTTTGAATGACTACGCACTTTATTGGGCTGCTCGCAATGGACACATTGAAGTTGTAAAGTACTTGGTCGAAGACTGCGATGCAGATGTTCATGCAAAAGATTACTATGCACTTCGTTCGGCTGCTGATAATGGACACCTTGAAGTCGTAAAGTACTTGGTCTCAAAGGGAGCCAATATTCATGCTGACGATGACTATGCACTTCGTTACGCTGCTTGGAATGGACACCTTGAAGTCGTAAAGTACTTGGTCGAAGACCACGATGCCAATGTTCATTCCAATGATGAAGAAGCACTTCATTGGGCTGCTTCTAATGGACACCTTGATGTCGTAAAGTACTTGGTCGAAAAATGTGGAGCTGATGTTCGTGCCCAAAATGAATACGCACTTCGTTTGGCTGCTCAATATGGACACCTTGAAGTCGTAAAGTACTTGGTCTCAAAGGGAGCTAATGTTCGTGTTTGGAATGACTACGCACTTCGTTGGGCTGCTCACAATGGACACCTTGAAGTCGTAAAGTTTCTCGTTGATAAAGGAGCTAACATTCATGCCGACGATGACTACGCACTTCGTTGGGCTGCTTTGAATGGACACCTTGAAGTCGTAAAGTACTTGGTCTCAAAGGGAGCTAATGTTCGTGTTTGGAATGACTTCGCACTTCGTTTGGCTGCTCAATATGGACACCTTGAAGTCGTAAAGTACTTGGTCGAAGACCACGATGCCAATGTTCATTCCAATGATGAAGAAGCACTTCGTTGGGCTGCTGAAAATGGACACCTTGACGTCGTAAAGTACTTGAAGTCGTACATTGTATTACAATTTACAAAGAAACACATCGATAAACAAAACTTACGCTACGTGTTCCAACAATATGAATTACCCTTTGAAATACAACAAATCATTTCGAGTTATGTTTTAAAAAAACCGAAAACAAAGGTCGGACTGACCATTCATTAACCATTTACATTTAAAAACAATTTATTAAATAAGTAAAAACCATTCAAATGAATACTTTAAACATAAACAACCAACTTATCGAAGCATCAGAGGATGGTGATTTATCACAAGTGAAATCCCTTATCATTAAAGGAGTTGACATTCATGTCTGGGATGAAGGGGCACTTCGTTCGGCTGCTCGCGGTGGACACCTTGAAGTCGTAAAGTACTTGGTCGAAAAATGTGCAGCCGATGTTCGTACCAAGGATGATCACGCACTTCTTTTGGCTGCTCGCGGTGGACACCTTGAAGTCGTAAAGTACTTGGTCGAAGACCACGATGCCAACGTTCATGCCTGGGATGACCACGCACTTCTTTGGTCTGCTTTGAAAGGACACATTGAAGTTGTAAAGTACTTGGTCGAAGATTGTGGAGCCAATGTTCGTACCAAGGATGACCACGCACTTCATTGGGCTGCTTACAACAGACAACTTGAAGTCGTAAAGTACTTGGTCCAAAAATGTGGAGCCGATGTTCGTACCAAGGATGACTGGGAACTTCGTAGGGCTGCTTACAACAGACAACTTGAAGTCGTTAAGTACTTGAAATCGTACATTGTATTACAATTTACAAAGAAACACATCGATAAACAAAACTTACGCTACGTGTTCCAACAATATGAATTACCCTTTGATATACAACAGTTGATTTCGAGTTATGTGTATCCGGTGTAAAACCGGTGAAAAAGTTATTTATTTTTTGTTATTGTAAACAATCTCAAAAAACAATACTATGAAGAAAATAAAGATAAGTATTCAAAGAATACAACGTTATCAAGAGAATAAAGAGTGTGAATTAAATTAATTAATTAGTAATTTTTTAATATTAAATAAGCTTATTATTTTTGTAACCATTGGAGTAAGTACAACTATCGCAATTAAAATAAGTAAAGGTATCAAAAAGAAAAACATAAATGGATCTAATCCAGCATTTGTTTGAGATGTAACGTTATCTACTGTAAACGATAAATCATCTCTAATTTTATTAAACACTTCTTCATTGAAATTGGTTTTAACTGCATTTTTAACAACATTATCTATCGTCAATGTTTGTTTAATTGTCCCACCAGAACCCTTATTACCACAATCTATGACCATATTTGATGCATTAACAATTTGAGTCTGGTCTGCATTAATTGTATTACTAATTGCATTATTTACAGTATCTGTTATCTTACGACTTAAATCACGATCTAATATGGTATTTGATGTTGTATTATTCACACTTACATTTGTTTGAAATAAGTTTAAGTCTTCATTCTGTTGTTCTACCATATTTTTAACCTCTGTCTCTGCTGTTGTTTCTAATTCATTTTCAAATTCCAATTTTTTTGTATCGTCTAAATTATTATAAAATTCATTATTATAAGTTTGGTCTTGTGAAAAAACAAAGCCTCCCGGGCAATTTAACAATATGTTACCACTAAAATCAACAGATTGAAACTGACTCCCACTTATATCATTCACAACAGATTTATTATGTTCACTTAAAAATCTCAATGAAGCATCAAGAAAGCTTTTACGAACGACTTCTTGATTATTTGTTGATACGTTTGTTCCCATTTGTATTTTTTATAATAAGAAATAATATTATTTTAATGCAAATATTCGAAGAAACAAATAAGTAAATGCTGTAATGATTAAAAATACAACCGTACTTAGAATGTGTCTATCTGAATGGAAATTATTGTTTTGATCAAGACACTTTAATAACTTTTTTGTAAACATTTTATACAACACGAATATTACAATACCAAAAAAGACTAATAGTACAAAAATCATATTTACATAATCAGCAACTTTATCAATATAATATTGGGTTTCATTATCAACACTGCTTGGTTCATATAAACTTATTATTGAAAGTACAAGTCCAGATAAAGCAACAACAACACCTGTAGATATCATTAGTTTTAAACCCAATTGAAATTGTTTTTTATCATTAATATTTGAAACAATCAACATGTACATTAAAAAAAGAAACAATGAAAAAAATACAATAGCAGTCGTATATGTCGCATCTATCACTTTTAAATAATTCCCATCATCTATTATTTTGTTTAATTTATTGTTTATAATTATTTCTTCTGATGACATTTTTTTGTTTTAATACTTTTTAGTAATAAATAATATTTTTTTATCCTTTATATTTAAATTCTCCATCTTTTTTAACTGAGGTCCATCCAACGTTTGCAATTCCAAGTGCGTTTATCCCAACATAAAGCATTACGAAAAACATTAATAAAAAAATTTGAACTGAATACAAACGTATCATATCTTTAAATCCTAGTATAGATACTTGCTGCTCTGCTACTACTTTTTGAAACATTGGAGATGACCGGTTTAAATGTAAAATATAAAACAAATACCCAAACAAAAATAAACTGCAAAACAATCCAACACCAGACGAAATATATTGTTTTTCTTTTTGCTCTTGAATACTTGTTTGTTTTTGTTCAAACATTACCCAAATAGATAAAGCACCTGATAACAATAATAAAAATAATAATAAGAGTAGTATAATTTTTTCACTTGTTGACGATTGAGCTAATTTAAATTCGTAAAATTTTGGTACATTATCACTTTTTTTTATTTGATACATCACGATAAAGAAAATTAAACAAGATGCAATAACAATATTTACCATATTTGCAGAAAAGTGTACATTTTTTTCAATGCTGATTTGAAGTTTGTTATCTAATGAACCTAAGACCTTTTGAACAAATCCCAATTCGTCTGCGCTTAAATCTTTAAAACTAATCCCAATGTTTTCTTGCTCGTTGTTCGACATTGAAGTAACTATTTAATTAGTTTAAATATTTTTTTTCGTTCTTTAATTATTTAAGTTTAATCGTTCTACTCTTTTTTCTACTTGATTAACCATTTTAAATCCAATAATAATAGAAACAATAATAAACACATACAATAAAGACAGTAGAAGGGAAGGTACGTGTTCTAATGTTTCTGGACTGACTTTAAATATAATTAAAAGTTGAAGTATAAATAAAAAACCAAGTACAATTGCAACATATCCAATATTTTCTTGGGTATTTCTTTCTAATTTACCACTTTGTGATTGTTGAAATCCAACACTTGAAAACCCAAGAAGTAGGAACGAAATAATAAGTACAATTATTTTTAATATAAAACTTGGAATGCTAATCTCGTCCTTATTATATACCTTATATGAACTTGTTTGTGTTGCGTATATAAACATAAATATTGAAACAATAATTAAATAAACATTTGTACTTTGGAAAAAATACGATAATTCATATGATTCATATGCATTTTGTAAAAACCCAGGTAAAGATTCTAAATCAAAAATATTATTATTCGAAGACATTTTTTATTATTCCAAATATTATTTTTTCGGACACCTATCTAATTTATATAAGAACCATAAGATTTTACTCATTTTATATTTATTATACAAAACACGTATTCCAACAATGAAACAAATTAAAAGTAAAGTTCCTATTGTCACAATTAAACCTAAACTTAAATCGCTTAATCCATTTTTTTTATCTTCTGGTTCCGGTGGTTCCGATGAACTAGCCGGAACAACTCCACTAATAATTGAAGCACAATCTCCATCCTGTTTAATGTATATTGGTGCGTTATTTAAAACAGCATTTTCAAAATTTAAAGAAATTGTTTGTAAACAGTCTGGTTGTTTACAATCCTCCGTATTTTGACTCAACTTTTTTATACCAAACGATTTACACGGTGGAAAAATACATTGTGGTTCTTGTCCTAATGAAGCAAAATCAAATGCAGATACCCTCAAAGTAGGGTCGTCTAGACTTAATTTTTGACCTAAAAATTCCAAATAATTACCATATGCACCTGATGGTAACATACAACCACAATAATCAGCATAAATCCTATTTGGATTTGAACCAGTTTGTTTAAATACCCAACGAAGTATATTTGATATTGAATCGTTATCTAATGAAATACCATTATCCTCTAATTTCTTTTCAGGACAATAAGTATTTTCAAGAAATTGGGTACATAATCCAGGCGTTGCAGAACATACATTATAACAATAATTGGTTTCCATATTTGGCATTTCACCTGTATCTGGATCTCGTACACTACAAAAGGCAAGAGACTTGTTTTTACAATATTCGCCATTAACATCATCTTTTGGTATACATAAACTACCACATCCAAGTGGAGACCTTATGTTATTCTGATGTTCTGTGTCTAATAATACAACCTCACATGTGTCATCTATATCTCCTATAATATCCGAATCGATATCTGATTCATTGTTTTCTTTTTTATTTAATTGATCTTTCCAAAATGCTTTACAATACGATGCTTTACTCCGATCATAACGAGACGTTGGTATAAAAACCACTTCATCACGCAACGGGTTGATTTGAAAGACAGATGATTCTAACCCCCATACCGTTGAGTCTTGTTCAATTATTACGATAAAGGCACCTGCTGCTAATGGTGTAGATGCTTGATTAAAATCACTCGTGCGTACTATTTTCCAATCCGAATCCAGTGACGAACCATCATTTACCACTCGGTATATACCATTTTGTTGTTTAATTACTTGGTCTTTTACCAATATTCTATCTCCAACAGAAACTCGGTTACGATTAATTATTAATTGTGTTCCCGTTGAAGAACTTGTTAACGATTCATCTACAGTCGCATATATTGGGAAATCGGGTAAGATACTTGATGTTATAAATTTTGCTCCTATTTCTGATACTTCATTCCATCCCCGTGCATCTGTACAATATTTGTGTTTATTTTCATAACATTGTTTGGAAGTGATTGCTCTTGAACCCCCACAAAATTTACTACATATAGGTTCTCGAATCCAATCTCGATCGGATAAGATTGCTTCTGTTCCATCTGCGTTTTTCTTTAAAGGTTCTCCCTTTAATTTACCACACATACGTTCCTTGGCAAAATGGCAATAATTATTTTCAACAGGATCTAAATTTGCAACATCATACTTTGAGTCATTACATTGAAGGACACAATCATTAACACTTTGAATGTAATCCCCCATTTGACACAATACAGGCCATTGTGTACCTCCTTGGAGCATATCAAATTGCGAACTAGCTCCTCCAAATATTTTACATTCTTTAGTACCGTTATCATATTTTAAAAACTGACGAGATCCCAAATTAGAACCACCAGCGCAATTTGTTGCCATGTCATCCGTTAATCTCTCCGGACTTCCTGTGAAATTTTTCGAAGGATATATAAAAGTTGTATGAAATTTATTAGTTGTACAGTTCGGTGGACCGTCGTTCATTGTTACCCATGAACCTATTGGAAGTTGTGCACAATTCATAATACTAGAATTTCGGTTTTTACATTCACCATTTAGCGTTTCGGTTTTAATGGATCCAGGGTTTTCGAAACAACGTGCACCATCGGAAGAAAATTCAAATGTTTTTCTTATCGTCCCATTTGGAATCGCATCATTACTTCTTGTTTTAAACTGGTCAAATGCCATTTTCTTTCTTACTTTTTATTATTTCGTTTATTTTAATTTAAAAAGAATGTATTCATTTTAAAATAAACAATGAATACTAAAATTTGTACAGTTTGCAAGATTGAAAAAACGGTTGATGAGTATAATAAAGCAGGTAAAAAGGAAAATGCATCGAACGGTGCAAAAATAATACCAAAAGAAGTTTTTCAACACAAAGTTACTGTATTAGCATTTCTATTTCATGAAAGAACGTAAAAATAATTATTGTACCGTTTTTACAGTATTCCAACTGAAACCACCGCTGATCGGGTAGCGAATTCCAATTGCTAAAATATACAATAATAGAATCATAAATATCCAAATGATCGCTTCTCGGATAAATCCACCGAATTTTATCGTATAGGGTTCCTTTACATCAATGAATTCGTTTGCGTTGTATGGATCGGGTGTTTTCATGACCTTATTTGTCCCAATATCTGGTAATTCAACCTGCATAAATTCAAATGATTCTAAAGGTAAAACGTAGGTCATTATTCTATCAAATACATTTTCACGAAAGTTCCCAATAAGTGCAAATGTAAATATCGAACCAATACTCGATAATGTGATAAAATTTTCTCGATATAAGAATTCGATTGGATCACAAGGTTGATATTCTAATATCTTCTCAAATGAGCTCATTATATATTTGTTTATTATTCATTTTATTATTTTTACAAAAATTTAAACAAATTGAGACAAGTCCCAATAAAGAAACATACTTAATCTGAGTTTTACTTGGAAAATAATCTTGTTTAAAATTTGCAATGTTCATTTTATAAAAAATAAATATTATATTTCTCTCGCAACTATTATTGGGATATTTTTATTTCCACGATATTTTAAAATAACTTTTTCCTTTGATGTATTAATGTACAATGAATTTGTTTTTGGATATATGTGAGACTTCCCTTCCTTCGGGAAGGGTTCATAATAACACATTGAATCCCACCTTAAATCATTATTCGGAAAATAAACAAATTCTTTATGACATAACGTAATCGTTTTCGGTTTCAATGAATCAGAAAATTCACACACATATCCTTTAAATAATTCGGGGACACCCCCGGTCGCCCGAAGGGCGACTTCTTCGTCTATTTCATCAAGTATTGTTTCATCTTGAATGATTCCAAACTGCCTAGGCGTTTCATAATCAATAACGATATTGTATTTATCACAGTACTTTGGAACAAGTCTTATTTTTGAAACAGGTAGCGTATCTTGTGTTAATATACATAATCGATGTAAAATAATACAAAAAAACACAAAAAGAATTGTTTTTTCAAGAATGAATACTATCATAGTATCATTTTTATATTAGAAAACTTTTTTTTTAATCAACGGGGACGACAATTTTTTCAATGGTTTCGTCTTCTTTAACAACTTCGTGTTCAGGGGCTTTGACTTCGTCTTCGATTTGGGCTTTGACTTCGTCTTCGAATTCGACTTCGACTTCGACTTCGACTTCGTCTTCGTCTTCGTCTCCACTTTCCTCCGAACTTTCTTCGTCTTCGGAAGCTTCATCTTCGTCGTCGTCCGAACTTGATGTATAGGAATAACTATCACTCATCTCACCAAATAACATATCCATATCTTCCTGTGATAGTTTCTCAAGAACACATGTATAATCGGGTGATATTTCTTTTGTTCCTTCTTCATCCGATCCCTCAACTTTACAAACCGTAGTACCAAATGGAGGAATAATACTTTTTAAGGTTTTAATGTCTTCCGTTGATAACTTTTCAGGAAAGTTTACAATAAATCGAATGTAAAGATCACCCTTTTCGTTTGTATCCTTTATTGGCATACCTTCACCTGTTATTTTTCGAATCGCACCAACCATATTTGGATCCGTTAATACATCTTCTGGATTTAATTGTATTTTAATTTTGCGATTGTCTAAATGTGTAATTGTTTGTTCAATATGATAAATCTCACTCAGTGAAATGTTCTTTAATAATAACAAATTATCACCTGTTCGTTCAAACGTTTCATCATCTTCTTCTATCAATGTGATGATTACATCACCAGGAAGATAACCTGGTTTTCTATCTGCTTCACCTGTAAATGTAATCTTATCACCACTTCGACTTCCGGGTGCAATTGGAATAATAATTGTATTATATTCTTCTGATATTTCATTCTTCTTATCCTTTTCGTTAAATTGAAACGTTTTTCGAAGATACTTGATCTTTTTTTGTTTTCCTTGATACAAATACTTTAACTTTACATTCATTGTGTGGTGAATATGTTTGGTTTTTGGTTTTACTGTTTCGTCTTCATTATCATCGTCTTCTTCTTCATCGCTTTGATATTCGATGAGTTTCTGTTGCTTTCGAATAACTGGTTTTTCTTCATCATGTGCTTGTGTACCCCCGGGGGGGCGGTGTAGCGACGACTCCGTAGGAGTAGGAAGAGCAGAACTAAGTATCTCTTTAAATCCTTGATTATTTTGAAGCTTTTCCATCATATGTTGTGGATTTGCAAGAAGTTGACTCGGATCATCATTCTTACATTCATTGGCGATATCAAATGCCACTGCCATCAACTTTGATAAATCAAGTTGTTCCAAAGGGTTTACTTGTTTTTGCTCAGACATAATAATTGATAAATTGTTTAAAATATTTAATTACATTAATTATCATTCAGCTTTTTTTTTTGGGACTGCAACCGCATCTTTTTGCGGTGTTTTTGATTTTCTATCTTTTCAATTTGTTTGATTTTAAAATGATGGTCTCTTATATCTTTTATTTTGTGCTCATTTACTTTGATTTTAATCTTTAAATGCTCTGAATGATTGAAATCATACACTAAACTGCAATCATTTGATAATTCAAGTTCGTTACAAAATTCTTCTATGGTTCGAAACATATTTCCAATAAAAATTGAGTCGTTGTCTTTAAAATTTGTAATGTGTCTTAGTGGAAATGCTAATATCATTGGACGTCCACACATATCATGATAAAATACAATATTGTTCTTTTCTAAAATGAAATGTTCGTTTATATGTTTGCGTTGTTTATTACAAATAAAACATTTGTTTTTTCTTTTCTTTTTTCGTGAAATTGTCTCCCATCTTCTTTTTGGAACCGATCCTACTGAACCCTCTTCGGCTTCGGAGGGTTCTACCCCGGTCCCCTTCGGTCCGATAATTTGGTTTATTGGTGTCCCTATCTCTTTTTGGGTCTTTGGAGGGTCAATCTGTTCTCCTAACTTGTCAAGATAACTAAATGATAAATGACTTAAATGATTTGAATTTATTTCATTTTCTTCGTCTTCCATATCTGCCCATGATAAACACTTTTCCGGTACGTACTTTTTAAACATTGTTTGATATATTTATTGAATACAAAAATAAACAATCAATTTAAACTTTAAAAAAAAAAAATATTATAGACTATTAAAAAATAAGATATGTCTTTATTTGTTTTTAATAATAATAATGAAATAAATGAAGCAATTGCTTCAGACGAAATTGATAAAGACCTTGGTATTAACCCCGACTTCCTCGGCCTCGCCGACGCTGCACTATTTGGATACAGTAATGATGTATATAGTTTTAAACCCGGTGTATTTTCACGTTACATTGCTCCCATGTCGTATCGTATTCATGAAAATCTTGATGAAAACGAATTATACTTTCTTGTATCAAAAGATAACTGGGTACCTTGGACACAACATGCTAGAAATATCGTGAAGTATGACCTTGCTGAAATTATATACGGTCATAAAGGAACACGATTACCCAGTGCGTTCTTATTTCTTGAACCCGATTTGAAAGCAGCTGCAAAAGATATTAAGAAAAGAAATAAAAATCCACGAAATAATGCAACGAGATGCAATAGCGACAATTGCGTCGGTTGTCAATGCTTGTGCGATACTCAATTAGATGAAATATTGTCTCATTTCCCTGGATTTAAAAGTTTTAAAAACAAATACCAAAAATGCGAAGCTGTGCAATACTTGCATTCCAACGGTATGATACCATTTCAAATGTCCTTGCCGTTTATCAATAAACCAGCTGTCATCGGAATCCTGGGAAAAAGACCATCCCCGGAAGCAGTACAACTTGCAGAACAAAGAAAAGTGGTAACGGGTATGTCCGAAGCAAACAAAAATAAAATATCAAAAGCAATAACAAAAAGACAAAATCAACAACCACCCAACGAACCGCCTTTGGCACCAGGACAACTTGCAGAAAGTACGAATTTAACTACTCTACAGCAATCAGCAGCAGCTGTAAAATACGCAGACACACATAATTTGAAAAAACATGATGGGTTCATTGGTTCACCGAATAGAAACGGATCAATTGCACCAGATCAATATTCACCATCTCCTAATAAGCAATTCGGATTTAGTCGTAGACGACAAAGACGCCGAACTTATTTGAGGTATTAGATCCCCGTAGGGGACCGGTGTCGATGAAAATAATAAACACTACCTAATAAAGTAGCTTATGGGATACAATTTTGTTCCGTGTTATTCATACTTGTTTCTATTATCGCTATTGATGTCCAACCCGAACCCCGTGCGGGATGGGACCAACTTTTTCAATTCTAATAAATCGAAAGTCCACAAGTCTTTTGGTGTTTTACTTTTCAAGTCTTTTAATGAACGATTCAATTGACTTAAATTGTTATTGTACTTGTCAATGATATCATTTGTAAAATAATGAATAGGAATGTTTAAAAGATTCTCATGTAAACCTTGCGGGAATTTATGTTCAATCAATTGTTTAATTACGTCTTGTTTAGACTTTTTAAAGACTTTGATTTTTCCATCAATTACATATTGAATAAATTTTATTTTAATACTCAATTGATCTTTTTCAGACTTTAATTTTTGAATTTCATAATTGTATCTTTGTTCATATATTTCCAATCGATTTTTGAAAAAATACCGTATCAATTCATGGACACTTTTAAAACAATTTAACTTATTGTCGTTATCAAATAAAGTAAGATTGAACTTTAATATACTTTTTAATTTAAAGAAACTTAATAACTGCTCATTGTTCATTTCTTTAAATGGTATGATTTGTTTCTTTGAACATATTAACGTCAACTTAACCGTACTTTCCGTTGAATTGTCCAAAAATGATTGTATTACGCTATCTTGAACCATTTGGTCTAAGAAGTCTTTGTACTTTTGTGTCCAAACGTGTACGGGTAGTTCTGTTATTATTATTCTTTTATCATCGCCAAGGTATTCAATTATTCCTCGTGTCTCATATGTACTTGTTTCTTTATTCTTTTTAATTATTCCTGTAAAATCTTTATACCATGGAAGTAATTTAAGTAATTTAGTTTCACCATTTAATAAGGCTTCAATACATTCAATTACCTTTATGGGTTCATAACACGGAACGTCGCATGAATATCCTGTACCTATCCCCGTTGCACCATTTACAAGTATCATCGGGATAATTGGATAATATTTTTCAGGCTCAATAGATATACTGTCTTCTGTATTATACGTTAACAAGTTGTCATCTATTTCATTGAATATCATTCGTGTCATTGGATTTAACTTTGTACTAATGTATCTTGGTGAAGCCGCGTCTTTGCCACCTAATAGTCTCGAACCAAACGCACCACAAGGAATAAACAAATTTATATTATTACTTCCTACAAAATCTTGATTCATTGACACTATCGTTTCATTTAATGACATATCACCATGTGCGTATATTGTTTGTTCTGCAACATAACCTCTTAATTGATCGACTTTGATTTCATCCTTTGTGCTCTTTTTTAAAAATCCGTAAAGTATCTTACGCTGTGATGGCTTTAATCCATCCATTACGTTAGGGATAGATCGTACACAATCTGCAATTGAAAATTGAATGAATTCTGTATTAAAAAATTGCTTAAAAGGTACGTTGGTATTATTCGGACGCTCTAAACGACATCCTGTGTTGTCTCTAATCCATTTTTTTCTTTCTTCTATTTTGTGCTTTGAAAAGGCTAAACGGATATAATGATTTAATATATCTTCACCTGTTGTAGATCCTTTTGGAGAATCTAATTGATAATAATTCAAGTCTTTTTCAAAGTGTTTAAATATCTCTTTTGCTTCTTGTGGCGTAGAACTTCCAAGACCTTTGTAATATTTGATTTTATACTTCTCTTTGGACCCTTGGGGGGTCGCGCGTTTTGCTTTCCATTGCTCATATTCGTCTAAATTATAAAATGAAATTGTTTCTTTATTCGAAAAAGCTTTTACAATTGGTGTTTGTAAACACGTTAAAAATTTACCATTTGTAACTAAATCCGACCAAAAATAATAAAATAGGTTGATTAATAACCCGCGAATATGATACGCGTCAACATCTGAATCAGTTAAAAAACAAACTCTCCCGTATCTTAATGTAGATTTTAATTCGTCATACGAATCGTATTTTTTATTGGTTTGTAATCCAAGTATTTGTTTAATGTATTTGATTTCATTATTGTTTGCAATTTGACGGTTATTTGCTGCTCTGACGTTCATTACTTTACCTTTTAGTGGGAATACACCGTAATAATCTCTTCCAATCACAGATAAACCTGATACCGCAAAGGTCTTTGCCGATATTCCTTCTGTTAAAAATAAAGTACAATGTTCTGAATATTTACCCCCTGCTTTATTTGCATCGTCAAAGTTTGGTATTCCCGTAATCTTTTTTCTCTTCTTTCCGTCTCCGAGTGAGAGTGTTTGCAATTCCTTTATTTTGATAAATGTCTTTAAACGTTCCATAAAGAACATTGACGTTATCTTCTTTGCATGTGATTCTTTAATGATAAACTCTGAACCGAATAGACTTGGTTTTGTTGTAAGTTCTCCCTTCGCTTGCGACTTGAATTCCGGATTTTCAATTTTTGCAAATAAAATGATTTGTAATTGTTCTCTTATATGAATTGAACGAATTGATTTTCTTTGTACCTTGTTTAACTTATTCGATACAAACTTAATGATTTGATTCAAGATATAATTTACATGCGTACCATCACATAGTGTATGCACACCATTTACAAACGATATACAGGAGAACTGTTCATTTAAATTCGAACAAATTGCAATATTCCAACGCTCGTTTTTAAGGATTAACGTTTCGCTTAATTGTTCCGGGTTCAGAAATAATTGAATGTAGTCTTTGAAACTTGATACATTAATTAACTTTTTATTAAAATAAATCTTTGGAGTTAACCCTGAACTTGTACTTACATATGCTGCGATATCGTATACTCGTCGTTCGATTATTCTAAATGTTTCTGGGGTGATACATTTTATCTTTAATCGATTGAAATCAGGATAAAAAGTAATACGTGTAAAATCATTTTTGAATTTTCCGCCTTTTTTTTTGGTAGTTGGCGTCACACTTGGTGGTTCAATAACACTTAGATTATCTTTGTATCTTTGTCGGTATACTGTATTATTTGACTCAGTTTCAATGATAAATATTTTTGAAAAGGCTGATGTTATCTTTGCACCTAACCCGTTTAGTCCGCTCTTCAATCTCTTCTCGTCGTCATCATAATTACTACTGGTTAAGAAATGGGTAAATATTAACTCTGGCAACCATATCTTATGCTCTGTGTGTTTAATAACTGGAATGCCTGGTCCATCGTTCTCTATTGATATACTATTTTTATCAACAAGAACCCTTATCGCTGATACTTTATTTGTTTCAACAGAATGATCACATGCATTTAATATGATTTCATCAAATAACTTTAATATACCTGGGTTATACTTTAATTGTATGTTTTCCATCCTTGGTTTTCGTGTTGTCATCTGAACTTTATCTTTTTCGATTGACAACGTATTGACAGACTCACGCTCAATCACCCAATTGCTATGTTCAATATCATATATTTCCCCAATGTACATATGTGGTCTTTTTAGTAGATGCTGTAACTGTGACAACTTTTTGTACTTTTTAGAAATCTCTACTTTATTTACACTCATTGCTTTTGATTATACATATTATACCTTCTTTTAATATGTCTGTCTAACCGCAAATATTTTTTTTATATATTAATAATAAAACAATATGAATGGTACAAAATTCACTACGTTAGAGAAAAATAAATCTGAATGGGAGAAAGGCAATCATTCATTTAAACACTACACCTACAGCTGTCCTAACGGACATAATCCTTGGGATATTTTTAACTACAATGCCTTAGATAATGATAAAAAGATTAGATATATGAACAAGCGGGAAAGGAATGCGTATGTTGACGCCAAAAAAGCTCAGGTGACTAAACATTACTTTGAACGTTCAGCCGGTGGTGGTGTATAATTTAAATTTGCGTTTATGTTTAATTAAAAACAATGTTATAGTATTTAAAAATAAAACAATAAAAAATGGATAGCAAAGTCTGCACCAAGTGTAATATTGAAAAAACGATTGATGAATACTCTAAAAATGGCAAAAAGAAAAACGGTGATATTATTTATCATAGTTATTGTAAAGCTTGTAAAAAACAATACAGAAAACAACGTTATCAAGATAAAGGTAGACAACGTTATCAAGATAATAAAGAGGAAATTAAACAACGTTATCAAGATAATAAAGAGGAAATATGTGCTAAGGAAAGACAACGTTATCAAGATAAAGGTAAACAACGTTATCAAGATAATAAAGAGGAAATATGTGCTAAGGAAAGACAACGTTATCAAGATAATAAAGAGGAAATATGTGCTAAGGAAAGACAACGTTATCAAGATAAAGGTAAACAGCGTTATCAAGATAATAAAGAGGAAATATGTGCTAAGGAAAGACAACGTTATCAAGATAATAAAGAGGAAATAAATGCTAAGCAAAGACAACGTTATCAAGAGAATAAAGATAAATTAAAATGCATACAGCACGGAATATTTCAAGATTATTGTTACCAATGCTCAACTAAACGTCATTTATTCTGTTCAACGTGTGAAATAATGTTATTATCACCAAACAGAAAAAAACAAAAAGTAAAAGTATGTGCAGGATGTGAAAGTCATGACCAAAAAATGTTAAGATTCGAAACAAAATGGAAAGAAAAGTTCATCTCTTGGGGATACAGTCCATCAGTGAACGATAAAATCATAAGGGATTACCAATGCAATGTAGTTAATCTGAGAAGGTGTGACTTTTTATATATAACTGAACCTGATTTTCCGTACAATGTATTAGTTGAATGTGATGAAAATAATCATAATATATATACAGTATTGTGTGAGATGAGATCATTACAAGAAAAAGCAGACCAAATAACAACAAATCAACGCGTAGTAAAACCATTAGTAGTGATACGTTTCAATCCGAATCATAAAGACGATGAGTTCCTTGAACGAGAATTAAAAGCTGCATTTTATGAAGTGTTTAACAATCCATCAAGTGTAGATATTAGTGATGCACGCGGAATCAATATTTATAAATTAATTGGATACAGTGATAAAAGACAGGAAAAGTATGAGAATGAACCCGCTGCACAAACAATTACTGAACTCGATGCATTTGCGCACACCGCCCCGTAGGGGCGGCGGACCCCTTCGGGGGTACACCAATCGATAGAAACAGAAGTATGAAATATTTGTTTATATTTATTTAATCAATAATAATTTTTCGATACTTTTTATTTAATTCTTTATATCTTATTCCATTTGGTGGACTCCAGAAAATCTCTTCGAGATTATCAATTACAATCCCGTGTTTGACTTTTTGAACGTGTTTTTTTGTGAATTGTATTAATTGGTGCGTTTTTACTATATTGATGGCATCAATTTTAGTTTTAGGATAAATATATTCACTAAGAACGATCTTACGTAGCGCTAAGTCAACATTGACTCCATTTTCGACCAAATATTTTATTCCGTTAAGATCTTCGTTTTCAATAATTAGATGAAGTAGATAATTATCATGTACATTTGCTCCGTGTTTTAATAAATAATCTGCAACATCATAATGATTCCATACTACAGCTTCACAAAATGCATCATCAAAATGATATTGGTGAATTCCAATTTTGACAAAGTACTTAACAATATCAAAATGACCGTTGCTTGAAGCATTTGTAAATGGGTGTGGACAACCAAAATGTTTAGTACAAACATCAACTGCACAATTTTCAACCAAGTACTTAATGACTTCGAGATGTCCATTATAACTAGCCCAATAAAGTACTGACTCTTTATTGACATCGGTTCCTTTTTGAACGAATTTCTTTACGTTTTCTAAGTCTCCATCCTTTAATGCCTGGGTGAGTTGGTTATTTAAATTCATTGTACTTTATTTAATAATCATTTATACTTTTTAAATTAAAAATAATATTACTAATAGTACAAACAAATAAAGATGGTACTTATCGGAATCGCAGGTAAAAAAAGATCAGGTAAAGACACCGCCGCAGATATTATTCGCAAAAACCTAAAAGGTAATTGTTTATCATTTGCATTTGCAAAGATATTAAAAGAAGTTGTTCAAAATGTATTTCTTATATCTAATGAAGAAATGAATAATCAAAAAGAAGTAAAAATTGAAAGATTAGGTCATTCACCTCGACAATTATTACAAAAATTCGGAGATCATTTTCGTGAAATTAATTCAAATGTTTTTATTGATTATATAGAACATAAAATTTCCAATCAAACGAATACTGTAATTATTACAGATGTACGTTTTGACAATGAATGTCGATTTATTAAAAAACACAATGGAATCCTGATTGGAATAGATGCTGAGGAACGATTAAGCGCCCTTCGGGCGCGAGTGGATAATCACGTCACTGAAAAAGGTGTTTCAAAAGACTTGGTTGATTTTTGGGTCTTCAATAACGGAACCGAAGAAGAATTTAAAAACAAAATAATAAAACTTATAAACGATAAAATAATTTAAAAACAATGATACAAAAGTTATAAAATAAAATGAATTCAAGTACAAAATTAAAGTTTGTTGCTGGTATTATTGGTTTGTATACTTTTACGCGGTATTTTGAAACTATTTTATCATTTCTTATTTTATTTTGTTTGATTCTACGCGTTCTTGTATTGTTATTGTATAATAAGTAATTTAAAAACAAAAAAATACAAATACTAAAAAACAAAAATGAACAATAAATTAATCAAAACCACTCTATTTTTTGTAATACCTTCCTTTTGTATTTTACATTTAAATAATAAAAACAAATTCGAAGAAGCCGAAGATGGTAAAATACCTATTGAAGGACTTTGTGATGCTTTATTTTCAAGTAAGAAGAAATGATTTAAAAACAAAAAATAAATAAGACTAAGTAAAAACCAATTATAATGTCTTGTTCATTTTGTGATAAATCCATCCCCGAAGAAGAATATGAATTCTTTCATACGTGTTATTATTGTGAGGACATTGTATGTGACGACTGTTCTTCTATTGAGAAGGTAATACGTTGTGATTGTTGTAACGAAAATGTCTGTTCGAAATGTTATCCAAGTCTTTTACTTTCACACCGAGAATCGGCGGAAGTTTCACTTTCACGTGATTGTAAACGATGTAATTCAAAAAATGTTTGTGAAAATTGTTTGAGTATCTGCAATGAATGTAAACAGACGTGTTGTAGGAATTGTGTTTTCGAAAACGATATTTGTGAAAAATGTTTTTTTGAAATCAAGAATTAATTTTTTTCCAAAAATAAACCCCAATTAAAATATTTATAACTAAACAAACAGAATCAAATAAAAATGGAACTTTGTTATTGTTGTGTAACAAATATTGAAGAACAAATGGAGTGTGAATCTTGTTACAATGGAACTCTTTGTTCTGATTGTGTTCATAAATGCAATTCTTGTAATTTACGTATTTGTAACGATTGTTCGACTACTTGCACAGAGTGTAAAGAAACGTGTTGTAGGAATTGTGTCTTTAAAAACGATGTTTGCGAACGGTGTTATGGTGAAACCGATGGATTTTTTCACTTTCCATTCGTTTATTTCAATAAAATTAAACATTATATAATGTTAAAATGAATTCTTCAAACCATTGTGAAAGTTGCAAAGGCGGCGAAGCCGCCCCGAAGCAACACGTATTATCATTTGATGTTGGAGTTAAAAATTTGGCATACTGTTTATTGGATTCTAATCAAAAAATAATACGTTGGAACATTGTAGATATATCACATTCTTCATATCAGGGGAGGTGTAGTAAATTGATATCGGAACTGGATAACATAAATCTTGACATTGAAGAACCTATTACAGTTATCATTGAAAAACAAATGTCTAAGAACCGTACAATGATGATTATATCTGGACAGATTTTAATGTATTATACTTTGAAGAAAAAGGAGCGCATAGTTAATATTAAAAAGGTAATATATTATAGTCCAAAACATAAATTAAAATGTTATACGTTTGAAGAAGGAGATGAACCATTAAAAAAGATAAGAGCCAAACCAAATACTTATGCTTACCGAAAAAATTTATCAAAACAACATTGTGAACGAATGATAAATAGAAATCAATCAAAAGAAATGATAGAATTTTACAAAAATTTAAAAGCAAAAAAAGATGATGCGAGTGATGCGTATTTACAAGCAGTTGCGTATCAAAACGGTTATTAAATTAATTAATAATAAATTTCGACGTCGTCTTCTTCGGTATCATACTCATCATCAACGGGTTCGCCAGTCCCGTATTCTTCTATATTTGCTGCTAAGGGTAGTATGTTTTCAAATTGTTCTTGCGATGGGATTAATGAATCAGGCATTTTTTTAATAATCGGAGTAATTCCAACATTCTCTGCTTGGTAGCACTGAGCTCGAAAATAAATTGATAAGTTTCGTTGTGTATACGCAATTAGTTTAGGATTGAATGGATCGTCTAATGATTTTGAATTACTTGCACCTGATATTAGGGTTGATGAAGGCGTGTTTGTAAACGTCGTTAAAAACGGAGGAAGCTTAGGTGAGAAATCGGCATAACTACCATGTATAATTGATGAAGTTATGATACTCGATGACAATAATACTGCTTGTTCGTTGATTTGTCTGTTAAATCCTAACGTTCTTTCTAAAGGAATTGGTGTACCATCGTAAGTAAAAAATTCCATTTCAAGTTTAGTTAAATCTGATTGAGGTGGGTAAAAATCTTTCCTCCAATATACCCCTGCTGACGTTAACGTTCCCTGGACTGCTTCGATGTATTCCAGTGTACCACTTGATGTACCGATATTGAGTCGAACTGGTACATGAAAATTAGATCCATAAATTGTTTTATTTAAACTCTGCGTATACGTATCCCTCGAAGCTTGAGCAATTCGAATGACAATATCTGTATCAGGTGTAGAAGAAACATACTGCGTACGGTAATTCAACAACGAAGTTATTAAAAACCCATTGTTGGGACCCGAATCATTATACGCAACTCTACGTTCGACATAAATGTTTCTTTGTTTTATCCTTGCATTATCGGTTGGTCTACACGTCACTTGGTCGTTATTTACGTCGTTTGTCCATTTTGTTTCAGGATTTTCCAAATCGACGAAATCACATTTTAACATACACGGTGGGTCAGGAATAGGTCTTGGATCATTACACGCAGTTGCCGCGTCTGCTATTGTTTCACCCACACATACTTGATACTCACCCCCTAATGGCGTGCAGTTATCTGGACAATCAGTCGTGCATACTTCCGCACTATTGATAAAATTTTGACTAATTAATGGACTCACACCTACGTGCGATGGTCCTACCGCCAATGGGTCGAGATAATGAAATATGTTATATTCTGGTATAATATCGCTATTTGTATCGGTTGCATCCGTGATTTGAAATAAACAATTATTGTCTGAATCTTTCTGGAACACCATCACGACGTCTCCGACTTTATATCCGCTACCTGGCTCGCGGATTGAAAATCCATCTATTACACCCGGTGCGTTTACACCAATATCGAAAACACTTGTAATATCAATTGTCAATCCCGTTCCGACACCTGTTTGTGATTTTGTCGCTACTCCATTTGCAATAGTGTAATTACTTCCACCAATATGTAGAGCCAACGTTGAAACAAAAGGTGCGACATAAGTTGCTCGAATTGCACAATTATTTCCTGATGTCGGTTGTTCTGGATTTATTGTACAACCATTTGTTGATGAATTACAACCAACTGTGTTGAGTATCAAAATCCCCTGTGATAATGATATTGAACCATTAATACGTGTAAATGCAGTAATACTACCGATTGAATTAACACTATTCGCTTCAATGACAAACTCCGTTCCAAATGCAATGTTCGAATACTCTGCTAAACGATAACGTGGAATGACCGCTGAACCCGAAAACGAATCTTGATACCCCGTCCCTCCACCATATAAGGTGATTGCAGATACTGCTCCCCATCCTATATTTGATACATATTCAAATGTTTCTAAATTAGTGGTAGGTATACAATATCGATTACTTGCACCGATTATAGGTGAACAAGACCACTGTGACGACCCTGTTGTAATTAATGTTCCACCTTCCTCGCCCGTTTCCCCTGATTTTTCCCATGTATCATTTTGTGAATTGAAATATTCCATTGGACCCACACCACCCGCAGTGACTGGAACATATACTTGTCCTGTCCACGGAAATATATCTCGCCAAATGTACATCCATCCTTGAAATGATGTTGGGTCAAGACTTTGGTCACTTACAAGCGTTGGTTTCTGTGGTCCTGATAAAGTGCTCAGCCAATCACTTGGATTTTCATCTCTTGGGGTTATCCATACATCTGGATTAACTGTATGTATTGAACCATCGTACTGTGTGTTGGGTAAACCATTTATTTCTAAGGGACCTGAGACGCCTCTTGATATTGTATTCAAACCCACTGAAACAGAAACTGCTCCGAAACCACCATCGAAACGAACACGCATTGCGTTACGGATATTAGGGTTAGTTGATGTTTCAAAGGTGCTAAACCGAACAATAGTATTAATTCTCCTAAGTTGCAATACATAGTATTCAAATCGATACGGCTCCTTTGTGACATCCCAATCGTCCCAGAGTATCGAATTTCCTTCAAGATTTTCTAAATCACCATTAAGATAGAGTTCATCTACTGTTTGTTGCACACTAGCGTTTTGAAAACGATCCCCTGGACGACCATAAGGTCCCCATACATTACCTCGAAAATTCGGAAAAGGCACGGGCATTGGTCCAAGATAACCTGTATCGGTATCGTATGTTGATTTTGATAGTTCAATGGGCACCGATTTTAAATTTCTCCATTGATTTGGTTGATATTTCATTCCAACACCCGGTCCGGGTAAAAAACGTTGATAATCACCATACCCTGTTTCTGTTAAAGGATTACTTACCACACCCGTATCATTAAAGTCATTGACGATAGAATTATCTATTAAATTGTACGCACTCTCACCGTCAATATATTGTCCTACTGGAACGATTAATTTTAAAATCAATTTACGTAAAGGTATTTGTGTTGTTGTACCATCAGCATTTTGAACATTTTGAAACTCAGGAAAGTCATCGAGATCGTATAACCCATACCCTGAAAACACAACACCATTTTTCGAAACATATGTTGGTATTCGTTGTCCAGGTACTGGAATAGGTTGAAATGGCCACGGAATATTTGAATTAAAATCTTGGGGTGGATTCCATAATTGATAAGGTGGTGGAGTATGTGGATTTCCCAAACACGTTGGTCCTGTATATGTTCGCCAATATCGTAATGGTGTATGATACACACCACCCAACTTATTAGATGCTGGTCCTGATATATCTTTATCGATGAAGTCTTCAATCGTTGCTGGAATTGGAGATTGCCATGTACTAAATGATGAACCCGAACGAGGATTTAAATAATCAGCGCCAGTTCCTTTAGATACATAGGGTATACAATTTTGAATAAATCCTGGAAAGTATACGTACATTGGTATAATGTCCCTTGGCACAATCACGTTTATTACGTCAAGATTTTTAACTAACTTTAACCAATCTTGAAACTTGAACGTTATTTTATTACCCTCGATGTATGAATTTTTGGAATTACGTGTTGGAAATCCTGTGATACTTGATTCGGTTGTATTATTTAGTTCGTTTACTATCTCGACTAATTTAAAAGGGCGTACGATACCATTGTTATCAAGTGTTTCTTTAAATTTGTTAGGTGGTATTAAACCATCCGTAGCAGCTTGGAATGCAAAAGCCAATTGCGCTTCACGTAACGATAATTGACCTATACAATCCCGTGTATCAAAGTACAATAAATGGTCACGTAAAGTAACTTGTGGTGTAGATTCATCTAAATTTACCTCTGATAATCCAACACCTTGACCTTGTTTATCAATCAAACCATACTTGTTCGGTGGTAAACCAAAAAAATTCTGTGAACTTCCGACCTTTTGTTGTTCACTCATTATTTTTAAATAAGAACAATATAATATGTCTTTAAAAATAACGAGAATAAGTATTAATAGGATTTTATTTCTAAAATACGAAAGTAAATAAACAAAACAGTCTGTAAACTTGAAATTATGAAATAAACAACTTATCCAACCATTTGTCCCGCTGGTGCAAATTCTGGTTGCTGTTGTGGTGATGGGTCAAATTGGGTTCGAGGAGCCTTCGGTTCTTGTGCAACGCGAGTTTTTGTTAATTGTTCGTAAACAGCGTTTATACGATCCGAATCGCTTTTTTTATCAATTTTTTGTGGTTTTAAAGCATCAGGCATTTCTGGTTGTGGTTGTCCGGGTTGGTATTGCTGAACTTGTACGTTATTTTGTGTAAGATTTTTATAATAAGTATCTTCATTAAAATTTTGTCTTTGGGACCCTTGTGGTGGTCCTTGGGATTGTTGTCCTTGGGGTCCTTGTCCGAGTGTTGTTGAAACTGAATCGGTTGTATTTTCTGAACCATCTAAAAAGGTGAACGCTATATCTTTTTTCTCTGTGCCTAATGGTGTGAATGATTTAGTTGACGTGAATTTATTAAACCACTGAAACGCTTCTCTTCCTTGATATATTCGTTGATTATATACAATCGCAGGAACCATACGTAGTTGTCTAGGTAATTGGTTTTGATTGATTATGTTATCAACACATATTGCTTGAAGTTGGTAAGTACAATTACCATCTTTATCTTTGTTTGCAGATAAAAACTTATTTAATTCGTTATTAAATATCGAACAATCTCGACACTTTTGACTGAAATAATATATAAAATGCGTAGGCTCGTTGTTTTGAACAGTTGGGTTGTATTGCTGTCGATTTTCCATTTTTATCTACATATTTATTATAAATTCCATTGTTTTTTTTTATTGGTTTACAACGCAAAAATAAAATTGTGTAATTAATAAAAGATATCAATGAATATTATATTACCAGTACTCATTTTTTTTATTTTTGTTATTACTGCATTAATATTATATTACTCAATGCACAATAGTGGACTCCGGGAAATGTTTCGAATGCCTCGTAGCGGTGACCGAAGGTCGCCGAGGAGTGCGGCGAAGCCGCACTCAGTGAGGAGTTCGTTCTATACTCATGAACAACCTTTGACTAATCGTGAAAAAAAAGAGTCTTTATATTCACCATTCGTGCTTCGTCCTTTGGAAAGCGTTACATTAAATTACTCCGGAAACTGTACCAATGAATTATTTCCCAAAGCGTCGAAGTCGGGTAAAGGAGAGATGGGTTCACCCAACGCTGGTGTTGAGGCAAAGTATTACGCACAGAGACCAATACTGAACCCAGACGAGTATCATAAAATGCTAGATCTCCTCTTTAACCATATTAATAAAAAATCACAGAAAAATTTGCCGAAATCTATTCGGCAAATACAGGAGCTATTTATATACCAGGACCAGTTTAGTCAAGGCGAAACTTACTCTCAAGTTATGAAACACATTATGAATGCAATCAACCAATCTAAAAAACAGGTCAAAGAACTCGTTGAATACGCAAAGGTCGACACATGGGGGGGGGAGAATTTTGGATTTGTTGATCAGAAAGTATTTTCCTTTTCAAGGTATGATTCATCTCAATTAAGTGAACAGGATAGAGCACGGTTAGCAAACGAACGCAACGAACCCAAGAAATTGATTGTCAATTTTGACCTGTACAATACGCTTCGATCCGCGGCGACAAATGTAAATGTATCTGTGTTTTACCTCAAGGGGAGGTATTATATCGAACATATCGATTTTACTACAAAGAAACTATCCGGTGGGTTGGAACCGTATAGCGTCTCTTCGAATAAACAAAGCGGTGGAATCGTGATTGATCAGTCTAAGAATGGGTACAAAGATAGAAACCCTACACCGCAGTGGATTTTTGGCAATACAATTGAGAATACCCTGTTTAACAATAAGGGGTTTCACGGTACAGATAGTGAGAACATATACATCCAAGGTGGTGTTCCCGATGAATTTAAAGAAGTTTTAAAGTATAACCCTAATGGATATTTATTGAAATTCAATAGCGGGCAGAAACTATCTGGTGGTCCCTTGTTTCCTTCATCTCCTGATTCAACAGGTACAAACGCTGATATAACACCGAATTTCCCTACAAGTGAATTGCCTAGGTGGAGAGCAAGTGTTTAAAAGGTATTAATTTATACTTCTGTTTCTATTGCTTGATGTACCCCCGAAGCAAATGCATCTAATTCTGTAATTGTTTGTGCAGCGGGTTCATTCTCATACTTTTCCTGTCTTTTATCACTGTATCCAATTAATTTATAAATATTAATTCCGCGTGCATCACTGATATCTACACTTAATGGATTGTTAAACACTTCATGAAATGCTGATTTTAATTCCCGTTCAAGGAACTCATCGTCTTTATGATTCGGATTGAAACGTATCACTACCAACGGTTTTACAAAACCTTGATTTGCTGTTATCTGGTCTGCTTTTTCTTGTAATGATCTCATTTCACATAGTACTGCGTATGTGTTATGATTATTTTCGTCACACTCAACTAATACATTGTATGGAAAATCGGGTTTGGTTAAATACATAAAATCACATCTTCTCAGATTGACTACTTTACATTGGTAATCCCTTATGATTTTATCGTTCACTGATTCTCTGTATCCCCACGAAATAAACTTTTCTTTCCATTTTGTTTCGAGTCTTAACATTTTTTGGTCAAGTCGTTCACAACCTTGACATACTTTTACTTTTTGTTTTAATCTATTTTTTGATAATATCATCATTTCACATTTTGAACAGAACCGCCAACGTTGAGTTGTACATTGATAACAATAATCTTTATATATTTCGTGTACGCATTTTAAGTTATCTTTATTATCATGATAACGTTGTCTTCGCTTAGCACATTTCACCTCTTTATTATCTTGATAATGTTGTTTTCGCTTAGCACATTCCACCTCTCTATTATCTTGATAATGTTGTTTTCTCTTAGCACATTCCACCCCTTTATTATCTTGATAACATTGATTTCTATATTGTTTTTGACAAGCTTTACACTTACTTTGATA